GATGTGTCTTCTATTAAGTACTTTGCTCCAAGACTCTACTCAGCACAATATAGAGCAGTTACACCAAGAGATTATGAAGCAATAATTGGCACGATATTTCCTCAAACAGAGTCCGTTGCAGTTGTTGGTGGAGAAGAATTAGACCCACCACAATTTGGTAAGGTTCAAATTAGTATCAAACCAAAAAATGGTACATTTGTATCTGATTTTGATAAATCACAAATTAAAAATAAATTAAAGAGCTATGCTATCGCTGGTATTAATTCTGAGATAGTTGACTTAAAACTACTATATGTAGAGATAGATTCCTCTATCTACTATAATCCGTCACAAATTGCTTCTGCATCAAATCTAAGAACTTCAATAATATCAGCATTAAATGAATATGCCTCTAATGTCGAATTGAATAAGTTTGGTGGTAGATTTAAATATAGTAAAGTCAGTACACTTATTGATCGTATTAATAATGGAATTACATCTAATATAACAAAAGTTATTATTAGAAGAGACTTAAAAGCGTTATTAAATCAATTTGCACAATATGAACTTTGTTTTGGAAATAAATTTAATATTAATTCTGCAGGATATAACATAAAAAGCACAGGATTTACAATTAATGGTTTTAATGATATTGCATATATCACTGATGTTCCAAATAAAAATGCTGTTGGTGCTTTGGATGGTAGTAATATGGGCACACTCAGTGTTGTTACAAAAAATAATAAGGGTGAGCAGAGAGTAATAGTAAAAGATGCAGGTGTTGTGGATTATAAAAAGGGTGAAGTAATATTAAATACTATCAACATAACATCAACTGTGAGTGATAATAACATTATTGAAGTTCAAGCATTCCCAGAATCAAACGATGTTGTTGGACTAAAAGATTTGTATCTTAATTTTGATGTATCAAAGAGCACAATAAATACTATTAAGGATGTAATTGCTTCAGGTGAAGATGTTTCAGGAGTTGTGTTCCAAAGAGATTATTATACATCAAGTTACTCTAATGGAGATTTAGAGAGGAAATAATTTATGTCACAAATTGACAGAAGAATAAACGTCAATACAATTATTGAAAATCAGTTACCTGAGTTTGTGGTAACTGATTTCCCTAATGCAACAGAGTTTTTAAAACAATATTATATTTCACAAGAGTTTCAGGGTGGTGCATCTGATTTAATTACTAATCTTGATCAATATTTAAAAGTTGATAATTTAGTTCCTGAAGTAGTTGTAGGTGTCACAACCATTTCTGCTGATATATCAACTACTGATACAACTATAACAGTTCCTAGTACAAAAGGATTTCCATCTGAATATGGATTATTGAAGATAGATGATGAAATAATATCTTATACTGGAATTACCTCAACAACATTTACTGGATGTATTCGTGGATTTAGTGGTATCACTGGTTATAATGTAGGTATTTCATCCTCTCTTCTTAATATAAATCAAGAGAGTTTAAAATTTAATGAAACATCAGCAGCATCACATACATCAGGTTCTTCGTTAACAAACTTATCAGTATTATTTCTCCAAGAATTTTTTAGAAAGTTTAAGAAAACTTTTTTACCTGGATTAGAGAATAATGATTTTGCAGATAATTTAGATGTAGGCAATTTTGCAAAGTTTGCTCGTTCATTTTATCAATCAAAAGGTATTGAAGAATCTATAAGAATCTTATTCAAAGTATTGTATGGAGTTGAAGCAAGAGTTCTTGATTTAGAGGGAAATTTAATTAAACCATCTGATGCAGAGTTTATACGTCGTGAAGTTATTGTTGCAGATTTAATTACACCAACTGGAGAACCACAAAACTTAACAGGTCAAACAATATTTAAATCAACTGATACTTCAACAAATGCTTCAGTATCAGAAGTTGAAATACTTAAGAGAGAGGGTAAAGATTACTATAAAATTGCATTATTCGTTGGATTTAGTGATCGTGACTTAATTGAAGGTGTATTTACTGTTCCAGGTAATACAAAAATTCTAGATGCTACACCTGCAGGTTCTACAATTATTAACGTAGATTCAACTGTAGGATTTGGCACTACTGGAACTGTGATAAGTGGTGAAAATTCTTCAATTAATTATACATCAAAATCTATTAATCAGTTCTTTGGATGTAGTGGAATAAGTGTTGGACTAGGAACTGCAGATAATATTAGAGCAAATGAAACAATCTTTGGATATGAAAATGGTGATTTGACAAAAAGAGTTGATTTAAGAATTACTGGTGTATTATCTGAGTTAGTTCCAATCACTGATATAAGTTTGATTAATGAGGGTGAGAACTTCTTCGTTAAAAATATTGGTGAAAAAATAGAAAATGATAATGAAAATTATAAACAAATATTTGCTAATTCTTGGATCTACAATACAAGTTCAAGATTTCAAGTTGACATACCAGTTGGTGGATCAACCTTTACATTAAAAACTCCTATTGATAAATCATCATTGAAAGTTGGTGATAGATTTGATATTCTTAAAAGAAATGAACAAGTTATTGCTGGTAGTGGTACTGTTGCTAGTATCAATACTGGATTAAATCAAATAACAGTATCAAACATTGCTGGATTTACTCAAGATGCAAATCAATTATATGATATTCGTAGAAAAGTTGAAAAAGCATCAAGTTCTGGTGTAAATATTGCTCAAGGAAATAATTCAATTATAGCAGATACTTTAAATGTTTACACTGACGGAAATGCTGACGGATATGTTGCATCAAACTCTTTACCAAGTTATGATATTACAACTGACATAATTGAAGAAACTCTTACAGGAGGAACTGCTGCTGGATTAGATGCATTCAATCCATTAAATGATCGATATAGTTTTATCAACTTTAATATTAGTAGAAATATTAAATTTATTCAAGGTGATGCTGTAGTTTATCAACCTGAAGGAGAAGCACTAATTGGTTTAGACACTGGTAGAACCTATTTTGTAGATCCAGTAATACCTGAACCAGGTCAAGATATTACAAAAATAAGAATATTCAACTCTTTGGCACAAATAGGTTCTGCAAGCACAGTTCAAGTAGGACCAACCACTTCTACAACAGATATTCATAGATTTGTTCTTCAAAAACATAAGAGTAGAAGTTTAGATGCAGATAAAATTTTAAGAAAAATTCCTTTATCTCAAAACTTATTTGTTAGTTCAAATCAAGATATACCTACGAATGATATTGGTATATTAATAAATGGTGTTCAAATTCGCTCACCTATTTCAGATAATCAAATTTATTTTGGTCCTTTAGAGTCAGTTGATTTATTAAATGGTGGCGAAGGATATGATATATTAAATCCACCAATCGTTGGTATTGAAACAAGCACTGGAATTGGTGCTGCTGTTGAACCAATTATACAAGGTTCAGTTAAAGAAGTATTTGTTGATCCACAATTATTTGATATTGATGCAATTCAAAGTATTTCTCTTACTGGAGGAAATGGAAGTGGATGTTTATTACAACCAATATTAGGAACAAGAAATAGAGAACTACAATTTGATAGTAGAGATGTATTTTTTAATGGTGGAGTAGATATAGTAAATGAAACTATAACATTTAAAAACGCTCATAATTTAGATGATGGGCAATTAGTTTATTATGGATCAAATGGTAATTCTCCAATCGGTATTGGAACTGCTTATGATCCTGCAAATATAGTTGCTGGAACATTATCTGATGGTGCTCCATATTATGTAAGATCAGTTAATCCCTCTACAGTAAGAATTTTTAATACACCTACGGACGCTTTATTTGGAACTGCGGGTATAAACACTATTGGATTATCAACAGATACATCAGCGAGTGGTATTCATAAATTTAGGACTGAAAGTAAAAACACTTTAGTAGCAGTTAAAGTTTTAGAGGAGGGTTCTGGATACACACATCGTAAATTAAGAGTTAAACCTACTGGTATATCAACTTCATTAAATGTTGTTACTTTTAAAAATCACGGATTTAATAGTGGGGAGATTGTAGAGTATTCTGCAGAGACCACAGCAATACAAGGATTAAGCACAACATCATCATATTATATCAAGAAATTAACTGATGATACATTTCAACTAGCAGATGCTGGTGTGGGTGGAACTTCAATAGTCAATTATAATAGAGGTAAATATGCTGACTTTACAACTTCAGGTGAAGGATTCCAAATATTTAATTATCCTCAAATTAAAGTAAATGTTGATGTTTCTTATGGTTCAACAATTACAGGAGATATTACAATTACTCCTGTTGTAACAGGTAAACTAATAGGTGCATATCTATATGAAGAGGGAACAAACTATGGATCTACAACTCTTGATAAAGAGGTTATACCTAAAGTTACTATTGAAAATGGTAGATTTGCTGAATTTAAACCAATAATTGTTAATGGCAAAATAATTGATGTTGCAGTTGTTAATAGAGGTAGAGAATATAATTCAAGTCCTGAGATAAGAGTTTCAAATACAGGAGATGGAGTAGGAGCTGGTGCTGTTATTCGTCCAGTAATTGAAAATGGACAAGTTATAGATGCAATTGTAACCAACACTGGTATTGGTTATAGTAGTATATCAACAGAGGTAAGAGCGTTTCCAAGAGGTTCTAATGGGTCATATGCAGCTAGAGTTAGAAGTTTAACCTTAAATAACACACATAGATTTGGTGATTCATTCTTATCAGAAAAAGAAGATACATTAAAGTTTAGTATACTTGGTTATTCGCAAGATATTGCTAATAATTTTGAAAATACATTTAATGTAACTTCTAGTGGAGAATTTAGTAATATAACAGGTCACTCTCCAATTGTTGGATGGGCATATGATGGTAATCCAATATATGGTCCTTTCGGATACTCAGATCCAAGCAATATAAACTCTGATTTAAAAATTATTACACCATCCTATGTTACTGATGTTAATAGAGTTACAAATCGTCCACCAGGTTATTCTGCAGGATTTTTTGTAGAAGATCATGTATATAATGGAACAGGAGATTTAGACATTCATAATGGTAGGTTTGGTAAAACACCAGAATTTCCAAATGGAGTTTATGCATACTTCTCTACTGTTGGTTTAGGAACTGGAACAAATAAATTAGAAGGTCAATATCCATATTTTATAGGTAATACTTATCGTTCACCATTTATTGCAGAAAACCAAACATTAAATCAAGAATTTGATTTTAATAATTCTGGTCTTAGAAGAAATACATTACCATATAACGTAGATGAAAAATTTGCTGGAAATGATTTTGTAACAGAGTCTTACGAGAAGATAAGACAAATATCAAAAATTGAATCTGTGACTAAGGGTGGTGTCGATGCGATAACTATACTTAATGGTGGTGATGGATATAAAGTTGGAGATCTTACAGAATTTGATGACACGGGTACTAATGGATCAGGATTCCGTGCTGAAGTTGACGAAATAGTTGGTATTGGAATATCAAGTATTAATACAACAATTACTCCATTTGAAGGTGCTATTTTTGAATGGAAAAATAGAAATGAAGTTGTAGCAAAGTATCTACCTTTTATAGAATTAAATAATCAAGATTCAGTTTCTATATCTGGATTAAGTAGTTCAATTGTTAATTTAACAAATTCATTTAATGTTGGTGTAAAAACTGAACAAATTGGACTTGCAAAAACTATGACAATCGGTGCTGCTGGTGGATTGATTCAAGATATATTTGTTACTGAAGTACCAAATACTGTTTCAATAGGGGGATCTTTAAGAATTGGTTCAGGGAATGTAACTGATGTTGAGATAGTAAGAGTATTAAATGTTTATAATTTAAGAAAAGTTATTAGAATACTAAGACATACAGGTGTTGCTCATACTGCAGGTTCTAATGTTGATGTACTAAACAATACAATTAGTATCCCTGTCAAAACTACTAAGTTTGAATCTGAAGATAATGATATAGTATACTTCAATGGACCACAATCAGTTGGAGTCGGAACAACATCGGGTGGTGCGATTAATGTTGATAGAATTATTGGTGATATAAAAGAAACAGTATCAATACCAACAAGAACTATTCATATACCAAATCATCCGTTTAAAACAGGTCAGAAGGTAACTTTAAATAAAAGAAACGGAGCAAACCGTTTTGATGTAGGAAGAACACCACTTGTCACTGAATTTAAAGTTCCACATTTAGGAGAAAATTCTCTTGATGTATATGTTATTAAAAAAGACAACGACAATATTGGTATATTAACCACTAGAGTAGGAATTGGAAGCACTAGTGAAGGATTATATTTTTATAGTAAAGGTTCTAATTCTGGTATTTCTTCAGGATTATATTTCTTCCAGAGTAATAAAACACAAATAACTGGTAATGTAGATAAGATATTAACTACAGTTTCAACAAATGTAGCATCAGCAAGCACTACAACTCATAATTTAGTTGAAGGAGATACAATAAAATTAAATGTTGTACCTAATCTTAATGTTGGTCTTGGTAATACAACACCCATATCTGTAAATTATAATGAGGCATTTGAAAAGTTAATTATAAATCCAATTTTATTTAATGCTGCAGATGTTGAAACAAACCAAATAGACTTAATTGATCACGGATTTGAAACTGGTGATAAAGTGTTCTATGATGGTGGAGCGACTGGTTTGAGCACAGGCACATATTTTGTTAACAAAGTAAGTAGTAGAAGATTCCAACTCTCTGAAACAATTTTGGATATCAACTCAAATCCTGTCAGAACTGTAAATATAACTGCGAACACTGGTGGAGATAATCAATCAATTGGATTAATAAATCCAAGAATTGATGTTGTTAAAAATTCTAAATTAAATTTTGGTTTAACTAGTTCTACTTTATTAAACTTTGACTTTAAATTATTCTATGATAAAGAACTTACAAATGAATACCTAAGTTCACAAGATTCTCCTTCATTTAATGTTGGTGCTGGTGGAACAATTGGTATAGGAACAAATAATACTGATCCGATTGGTGCAGGATTAACAGTTCAATATTCAACATCTTCACCAGGTAGATTATATTACGGATTAACAAAGGGTGGTTTTATAAGCACTGCAGATACTGAGGTATCTAATTATTCTGAAATTAGATTTATTGATAGCAAGTATAATGGTGAATATAAGATATTCAATGTCACTGCAGATACTTTTGATATTTCACCAAAAATTCCTGAGTTTTTAAGTTATAATTCTAGTGACTGTGATAAACTTGAATACTCTACTAAATCAAAATCAGTTCACGGTGCAATCAAAAATTTAAATATTATATCACCAGGATTTAATTATAAAAAATTACCACAATTTAATTCAGTTACAAGCACAAATGGAACTGATGCGAATATAATTGCATCTTCAAATAATATTGGAAGAATTAAAAAGATAAGAATAGTTGACATTGGTTATGAATATTCTTCAGATAAAACTTTAAGTCCAGAAGCGTTTATATCTCCTGTTGTTAATATTGATAACCTTGATGTTATCAAATCAGTTAATATTGTAAGTGGTGGTGCTGACTTTATGAGCACACCTAATTTGATTGTATTCAACCCTGTTTCAAACACTGTTGTAGATACACTTTCATTACAACCATTTACTCCTAACCAAACAATATCCAGAGTTGATGTATTATCACCTGTTACTGGATTAGATTCAGTGGTTCATAAGATAATTTCTATTAATAACTCTAATGGTGTTGGAATTAATTCGGTTCAAATTAGTAATTCAGGAGTTGTGACTTGTTTCCTTGAAACTCCTATTAATGGATTTGATGAACAACCATTTGCGACTGGAGACCAAGTTTATGTTGAAGGTATCCAAAGAGTAGGTGAAGTAGGAATTGGTGCTACACAAGGGGGAATATCTACTAATACAACTATTGAAGGAACTGGATATAACTCAGATAATTATAACTACCAGTTCTTTAACGTAGATGATTATATTACTGGCACACAATGTATATTAAAATTCAGCACTGCAGGTGTTACAACGAATCCTGGTATTGCTAAGACTTTTCAATCTGGTTATGCTACTTTAATTAATAAGAAAAAATATCCTGTAATTGAACCAGTTCAAACAAGAGGTGTATTTGAATTAAAAGAAACTTTAATTGTTGGTAATGTTATTACCGATTTAAAAGTTATTGAAGTAAGAAAAGATTACATCAAGATTGATGGTAAGTATAAGATTAAAAAAGGTGATCGAATTAAAGGTGAATTAAGTAATGTATCTGCAGAAATAACAAGTATTGTCGATAATCAAGCTAAATTCACAACTGAATTTTCAAATAGGCAAGATTATGGTTGGTTAGATGATATTGGTAAGTTGAATGAAGATTATCAAGTTATACCTGATAATGACTATTATCAAAATTTATCTTACACAGTTAAGAGTTCAGTTGAATGGGAAAAATTTGTAAACCCTGTAAATCGTTTAGTTCACCCATCTGGTCTTAAAAATTTCTCAGATACTGCAATAACATCAAATCTAGCAGTTGGATTTGGTAGCGTTCGTGAATCAAATCAAACAGTTGTATTAGATGTTGGTAATGTCCTTGAACTTAATGATAAACAAAGAGTAGATGCAATTAATAATTTTGATTTTGCAAGAGACTTTGATACAAGAGTTAATGGATCTAAGTTTATGACATTTAAAAATAGAACATTAACTGACTTTACAAGATGCAAAACTAACAGAGTTTTACTACACGACGATATAAGTGAAAATTTCTCCAGTGATGGATTTGAAAGCACTAATACTATAATTGAACCTTTGATTGAAGATTTTGCAAATTACCTTATACAAATTATTGATCCTGATACTTTTGATACTCAATTTTCAGAATTAGTTACTTTAACAACTGAAAACAATGCGTTCATTCTTGAAAAGACAACTGATTTTACAACTGTTAAATTAGGAGACTTTGATACTGAAATTTTACCAACAGGGACTAAAAATCTTTTATTCACACCGACAGAGGTATTCCTTAAGGATCATGATATTAAAATACTCAAGATTGATTTTAATACGGATTTAACTGGTATTGGTACAAATGGTATTGGAAGTGTTGATTTAACTGGTGTAAACTCAGGTGTTGGTAGTACGACTGTTGGATTTACAACATCATCTATTATTGAAGTTCCTAGTTATGATTTTAATTCATTATATGCCTCCATATTTGTTCAAGATAGTTTTACAAAAGAAGTTAACTATAATGAGGTCATTGTTGATTTTGATGGAACAGATACAACGATTTCACAAACATATATTGACACTAAAACAGGGTTGAGTCAGTCTGCTGTTGGAATTATTACTGCTAGAGTAGAAAATAATTTAGTCAAATTACAAGTTGAAAATGATAGAGTAAACACACTTGATGTGAGAGCAAATATTGTAGGATTAGGTTCTACAGCATCAGGTATCGGCACTTATAGATTCTCAGTTTCTGGACAACCTGCTGGTTCTGAAAGAAGTGCAAGATTAGAGTCTGGATATGTTACTGGAACTGCAAGTACGATAACTTACGCAACATTAAATAAATTGATTGATAGTAGTGTAAAATCTTTAGTCAGAGTCTCTTGCGGAGAGACATCAGCAGTTCATCAAGTTATATCAATTCGTGATGTTGATGATATTCTAACTGTTCAATATCCATTTGTATCTGCTGGTTCTACAACAGGTATTGGAACATTTGGTGGTGAAATTAGTGGTGATAATATTAATCTAAGATTCTATCCAGATGCAGAGTTTGATTCATTGATTGAGGTACAATCATACAATCAAATTTTATATACAGCAAGTGATTTTGAAAATACACCTCCTGATTTGACTTACGGTACAGTTGACCAGAGAGTATTCTTATCAACATATGACGGTGCTGCTGGACTTAGAGCTAACAAAAAAGATTTTGTATTGAAGCATAATGAAGTTCCAATTTATTCTAAGACATTTAATCCATCTGGAACAATAAGCACAACAACAAGTATAATCAATATCAACAGTCACTTCTTTAATACAAATGAAGAATTAACATATACACCAGATTCAACATTCATAGGTATTGCAGGTACAGCAATATCAATTGGTTCTACTGCAAATGTTGCTGGAGTAGTAACAACATTACTACCAAGCACAGTTTATGCTAAAGTTCTTGATGAAAATAGATTTCAGTTATATACAAGACCTGAATATGTTTCATCTGGTAACGCAGTAACATTCACAGGAATTGGAGGAGGTAATGCACATAGATTGAGTATGACTAAAGCACTATCCAAAACTATCATTGGTTTGGATGGTGTTGTTCAACAACCAGTTACATTTACTTCAATTACACATAATCTGGGAATTTTTGATGGATTTACTTATAATAATGGTGTTGGTATTGGATTATCTCAATTTGTACTAAGTGGAATTGGATCTGTTGCTCCAAGAGATTTTCTTAAAATTGATGATGAATATGTAAAAGTAACAGAAGTAGGATTCTCAAGCACACCGACTGGTGTTATTAATGATTCAACTGATGTGGCACTAGGTATTGCGACTCTACCAGTTGTAAAAGTTGATAGGGGTCAATTAGGTATAGCAGCAACTTCACACGCAGTAAACTCTCTTATGAGAGTTCACAGAGGTGCGTTTAATATAGTTGATAGTAAAGTATTCTTCTCTGACCCACCAAAAGGAAATAACAGATCAAGGAGAGATGAAACCAACTTACCTTTTGTAAGAGCAGACTTTAGTGGTAGAACTTTCTTAAGAAGTGACTATACAACTAATATGTTGTTTGATGATATTTCTGATAACTTTACTGGTATTGGTAAAACATATACCCTAACAGTTGGTGGTGCAAATACATCTTCAGGTGTTGGAGTAGGAAATGGTGTTCTATTCATTAACGGTGTATTCCAGACTCCTAAAACTGTTAATAATACTGGTAGTAATTATGAATTTATAGCAGATACAACTGCTGGCATTTCAACTGTTCAGTTTAGTGGTATTACATCTACAAACGGTGATTTTATTGTATCTGAATTTGATATAAACCAAAACCAAGTTCCAAGAGGCGGTTTAATAGTTTCACTAGGTTCTACACCAGGTACAGGATATGCACCATTACAAGGAGCAAAAGTAAAAGCATTTAAAGATGCAAATGGAGGTATCACAAGTGTAGTTGGTATCGCTACATCTTCAGGATTCAATCTTGGTATTCAAACTGCTGCTTATGATAATATAACAGGTATCATCACAGTGACAACTAATAAAGTTCATGGATTTGCACTTGAGAGACCTAATACTGTTAAATTAAAGAATTTAGAATTTAGTTGTGTAGGATATAGTGGAGTAACAACGACTATATTCCAAGACCATGAAAGACCACTATTCCTTGTTGGCATAGTTTCAGATAGAACATTTGAAGTTCAAGCAGGACCAAGCACTATTGTACACACATATGTTGGTGGTGGTCAAGCATTTGAATTCTTTGAAGATCTTACATTTGGTTCAGGTTATCGTGGTGGTTCTGTTGCAATTGGTGTTACTGACCAAGCATATGTACATAGATTTGTAAGTGCTGGTATCAATTCTATTCGTAAAGGTAATTTTGCAGCTACAGGTGCTAATGCATTTACCGCTACAAATGCAGTTTATACATCTCATTCTGGACAGTTAGTTCTCACAATACCTAACCACGGTTTATCAACTAGTGATACAGTTGGAATCGACACTGGTGGTTTAGTATTCAAGTGTTCAAAAGATAATTTCTTCTCAGACCACCCATATCCTCGTTCAGTATCTAAAACAAGTTTCCCTAACTCTGATCCTATTGCTGGAATACAAACAGCGATTACTGCAACTACAACTAATACGATTACATTAAATGTTGGTGCTGGTGGTGGCGGTGGAACAGGTGCAGAAGTTTCTGCAATAGTTGGTGCTGGTGGATCACTTGCGTTTACAATAACAAATCCTGGCACTGGATATGTAAATCCTGAAATTATAATACCTGAACCAAATTATGATAATTTACCAGTTATTGGCATATCGAGAGTTGGGTTAGGTGCGACTACAGACACAGGTTCAAACTTATTAGTTGATGTGAAAGTCAGTGCAGCGAAAACAACTGTAGGTATTGGATCTACAACCTTTGAAATATCTGAATTTTCTATTGCAAGACCTGGTCATTCATTCAAGGTTGGTGATAAGTTCAAACCAGTTGGATTAGTAACTGCTGCTCATTTATCTGAACCAATACAAGAATTTGAATTGGAGGTCACTCAAATTTTCCAAGATAAATTCTCTTCTTGGCAGTTTGGTGAAATAGATTTTATTGATAGTATTCAAAACTTACAAGATGGTTCAAGAACAAGATTTCCATTGTTTTTCAATGGTCAATTACTAAGTTTTGAAAAAGATTTGAGTAATGCAACATCACAATTAATTGATTTAAATGCAGTCCTTCTTATATTCATAAATGGAGTTCTACAAGAACCAGGTTCTTCTTATACCTTTGAGGGTGGTACAACTTTTGAATTTGAAGAAGCACCAAGAACAGAAGCAAAAGTTGATATATTTTTCTATAAAGGACAGGATGGAGTTGATGTAGATACTGCAGATATTCAACAGACAGTTAAGATTGGTGATGAAGTAAGATTATTTAAACATCCTATTGGATTGACAACCTCACAGCAAGCTGAGAGAACTATAAAAGAATTACTTGGTGCAAAACTTGTTGAGACAGACATTTATACTGGTGCAGGTATAGATGAAACTAATAATAAACCATTAAGATGGACTAAACAAAAAGTTGATATTGTATTAGGTGGAAAGAAAATTGATAAGTCAAGAGAAATACTTGAACCACAAATTTACCCTACTTCTAAGATTATTGGTGATTTTACAACATCATCTGGTGAAGGTAACACTAATGGAATATTTGTGGATGATGCAGAAGTGTTTTTCTATGAAAAAGGAGATCATTTAAGTGCAAGTAATCCAGATGAATCTGATGGTGATTATAATTTACAATATAGCACCGTAGACGCTCTTGTAACCTCTGGTGAAATTAACGTTGGTGCATCAGCAACAGCAATTGTATCATCCGCTGGAACAATAACATCATTAGATATCACAAATGCAGGAAGTGGATATTCAAGTGCAGTAATTAAAATAAGTGCACCACCTGCAATTGGTGTTGGGATTGGTACTACAGCGACTGCAACTGCTACAATTACTAATGGTGCAATTTCAGCAATATCAATTACAAATCCAGGTTTAGGTTATTCTAACTTAACTCCACCACAAGTGATTATTGATTTGCCACCATTTAAAACTGAGAAAATCACATCAATTGATAATGTTGAAGGATTTACTGGTATTGTTACTGGTATTAGTACATCTACTGTAAGTGGACAATCAGTTCTTAAATTCTTCTTTAGAGCAGATAAAACAGCAAATACATTATTAGTTGGTTATCCAGTGTTTATAAAAGATACAACAGTTGGAACTGGTATCATATCTGTTGATACTCATAATTCATCTATAGTGGGAATTGGGTCAACTTTCTTAGATAACATCTATAAAGTTCACGCAGTAACTTCCACTGGTGAAAATGGTGAAATTACTTGTAATATTCAAAATGGACAGACCACTGGTGTGGGAGCTGGATTGACAGGAAACTTTAATAATAGCAATCCAGGTATTGCTACACACTTAGGTCGAATTAGTTGGGGTAGACTATATAATGCATCTAGGAATAGTAGTCCAATTTCAATAGGAGTGACTGGATTAACAGTCAATTCTGGTTTGACAACCTTCCCAACAATACAAAGAAAGAACTACACTGTAGCGTCTCTGAGAGGTCTAAGATCATCAGGTGCAATCAGAGTGTTTGGACTTTGATTAAATTACCACTATAAATAAAAGGAAAAGAAAAGTTTAGATACAATGTCAGCGATTATTACTGATCAATTTAGAATTCTGAACGCAAACAACTTTGTTGAATCAGTAGAAAACACAAATAATTCATACTATGTTTTTATTGGATTACCAAATCCTGCTGGTACTCAATCACTAGTTGGATACGGGAGATCATCTAATTGGAACTCATCAACACCTGCACCAACCGATAGTTTTTCCTATCGTTTACATACAGGCGATACGATGATGTTTGGTAAAAAAATATCATCTGCAAATATAAGAAGAATTATAAGAAGGGTAGATTGGGTTGCTGGAAGTAGATATGAAATTTATAGAGATGATTATAGTGTCGAAAATCCAAGTCCTTTAACACAAGCAAACAGATTATATGATGCGAACTACTACGTACTTAATTCCGACTTTAAAGTTTACGTTTGTATTGATAATGGATCAACAGGAGCTAACCCGCTTGGCAATGTCTCCCAAGATGAACCAACCTTCACTGACTTGGAACCATCAAAAGCAGGAAATAGCGGTGACGGATATCTTTGGAAGTATCTTTTCACTGTTTCACCTAGTGATATTATTAAATTTGACTCAACTGAATTTATTACTGTCCCAAATAGTTGGGGGTCAAGTCAAGACTCACAGATAAGATCAGTTCGTGAAAATGGTGATTCCTCAGTAAACCAGAATCAAATCAAACACGTTTATATAGAGAATGCAGGAAGTGGGTATGCAAATGGTTTGAGTCAAGAAGTTGATATAATTGGTGATGGAGATGGTGCTAAAGCAAGAGTCGATGTTGTAAACGGTACAATTACAGATGTTACTGTAAGTGCTGGAGGTAAAGGTTATAGTTATGGTATTGTTGACTTGGGAACTTTAAGTAGTGGAGTTAGTACATCCACTGGTCGTGCAAAACTTATTCCGATTATTCCACCTGGTTTAGGACACGGTTCAGATGTATATACTGAATTAGGAACTGATAGGGTAATTGTTTATGCTCGATTTGATGATTCAACAAAGGATTTTCCAATTGATACTAAGTTCTCACAGGTAGGAGTTGTAAAGAATCCTACAAAAGTAGGAACATCAGTAACGTATACTGATAATACATATTCTTCACTACAGGCAGTTAAGTTTGACACTGTAACTGGAGTTCCAGAGGTTGGTGAAGAAATAAAGCAAGTATTGACTATTGCACCAAATGCAGGAAAAGTTTCTACTGCTTTTGTTGCATCATATGATTCTGAAACAAAAGTGTTAAAATATTTTAGAGATCGTTCTCTAAATTTTAATAGAACAACATACGATCATACTGATTATGCTGGTATCTCAACTGCTGGTAGAATATATGATTTTGAATCCCAAATAGGTGCTAATAATATTGAGGGTAAAAAATCATTTTTTGCTGGTGCCATCTCTCGTGAATTTTCTGGTATAACAACAAATCCCACAGGTAATAAATTAATTAACTTGGGAGTGAACTTTATTTCAGGACTTTCTAATTCTGAGATAAATAAAGGGTCAGGAGAAATAGTTTACTTAGATAACAGACCATTGATTGTTAGAAACTCTCGTCAAAAGGAAGACATTAAAATCATACTAGAATTCTAAAATGCCACAAAAGACTAACTTAAATATATCACCTTACTATGATGATTTCAATAAGGACGATAATTTTTACAAAATATTATTCAAACCTGGTTATCCAGTTCAGGCAAGAGAGTTAACGGGTTTACAGTCTCTTCTTCAGAATCAGGTTGAGTCTTTTGGTAAACATATATTTAAAGAAGGTTCAATGGTCATACCAGGTGGTATTGAACTTGATAGATCATATTTTTCTGCAAAAATAAATGATACACATCTTGGCATTGATGTTTCAGTATATTTAAGTAGTATAATTGCATCGAATGGTGGTAAAGGTTTAAGGGTTAGAGGTCAAACATCAGGCATAGTCGCAACAATTAAGAATTTTATATTACCTCCAGCAGAGGGTGTAGATAATATTACAATTTTTATAAAATATCAACAATCTGGAACTAGTGGTGAGAGTACTTCATTTCCAGATGGTGAAGTTTTAATATTAGAAGAACCATTAACATATGGTAATACCACATTAACAATTGGTGAAACAGTTTTAACACTTGTATCTGAAGATGCAACTGCCACAGGATGTGCGTTTGGTGTAAACGCTGGTGTTTACTTTATGCGTGGAAGTTTTGTAGATGTACCAGCATCTCTACTAATATTAGAACCATATTCAATTGAACCATCTTATAGAGTTGGATTTGATATTTCAGAAGAAATTATAAACTCAAATGATGATGCATCATTGTATGATAATGCAAAAGGATTTACAAACTTTGCAGCTCCTGGTGCAGATAGATTTAAAATATCAGTTAAATTATCTAAAAAAGCATTAACTGACTATGAAGATACAAACTTTGTAGAGTTGATGAGAGTTGATGTTGGAGAAATTAAAAAATTACAAGATACATCAACATATAGTGAAATTAAGAAGTATTTTGCAAAAAGAACATATGATGAATCAGGAGATTATTCAGTAGAACCATTCCGTGTAGAAATTCAAGAAACTCTTAATGATGAAATTGATTCAGCGGGATTATTCACAACTGATAGATTAACTGATGATGGAAATGTGCCTGATGATAATTTAATGTGTGTTAAATTATCACCAGGTAAAGCATATGTAAAAGGTTTTGATGTAAATGTATCTGGTACAACTGTATTAGATGTTGAAAAACCAAGAGATACCAAAACAGTTAACACATCACTAGTTCCATTTGAAATGGGAAGTCTTATTAAGGTCAATAATGTCTCTGGTGCACCTTTTATTAGTTTAGGTGGTGCAAATTCAAACGTGGTTAAATTATATAATCAAAGAAGAGGAAGCACTAGTAATACTGCAATACAAGGGCAAGAGATTGGTGAAGCAAGAGTATATTCTTGGGGAGTTTCTGATGCACCATACACTGGTGCCACTACAGATTGGGATTTACATCTTTATGATATTCAGACATTTACTATATTAAAATGCACCGATATTAATATAACTATTTCTCAAGGAGAAAGGGTTAGAGGTTTAGCAAGTGGTGCAATTGGATATCTTGCTAAAAATCGTGGAACTACAGGTATTAATGAACTTTGTTTATCACAAACAACAGGTACATTCATAGTTGGAGAGAGTTTAATAATTAATGAAAGATCCACCGTTGCAGGAACATCAATTAAGGAGATAGTCGCATATAATGTTGATGATATTAAAACAATACGTCAAGACGTTGCTAGTTCTGCAGGTATAGCAACATTTTTTGCAGATACAGTATTATATGATCGTGTTTTACCTGGTTTTTCACCTTCAGACCAAATTAATATAGTAGGAACTGCAGCAACTTCTATCAATCGTAATTTTGCTGGTAAAGTTGGTATAAAAACAGATTCAATTATTGCATTCACAGGAGTAGATTCTACTGATCCTGTTTTTAATAGAGTAACTAATATTTCAACTGATGGAAAAACTTTAACATTAGCATCAACACAGGATGTTGCTGGAATTAATGTTGGTGGCACATTAGGAGTAAGTGAAACAACTACAAGTCCATTTAGAATTAAAGTTCCTAAAGTTTTAAATCTTGATAAATCTGGTATTTTTACTGAACTACCTAAAGAAAATGTAGAAAGTGTAAATTTTGCAGATTCAAATTTAATAATTAGTAGACAAATTACAGGTCAATCAGTTACAAGTAATTCATTAACACTATCATCACAGGCAGGATTAAATGTAAATTCAGGAATCACTAGTGCATTCTTTGAACCATTTGATGCTGAAAAATATTCAATTACATATAATGATGGTACAATTGAAACTTTAACATCTGATCAAGTCTCGATTACTAATGGTGGAGATACTATCTCCTTTAGTGGACTAGGCAAGGCAACAAATCATAATGTTACTGTCGGTGTAACTCTCAAAAAACTTGGCATAACAAGTAAAACAAAAGATTATTTAAGAAGTCAATCACTTGAAGTAACAAGAACTCAAGGAGTTTCCACACTTAATAGTTCATTAACTTCCAGTTCTGCATATGGATTAAGAGTTGAAGATGAAGAAATATCATTAAATGTGCCTGATGTTGTAAAAGTTATAGCTGTGCTCGAATCAAAAAATACTGCGACACCTGTTTTAGATAAACTAACTTTCATTTCTGGTTTAGCATTAGATACTAATACAATAGTTGGTGAAAAAATAAAGGGTCAAGATAGTCGTGCTGTCGGACAAATTGTAAGTCGCACTTCAAACACCATTGATTTTGTATATTTAAATGATAGTGTATTCACAATTGGTGAGGTTGTTAAATTTGAAG